TTTGGTTTAGCTCGTTCGATGTAATCTTGGAACTTTGAGCGCGTTTTTTGTGCCAGGTAGTCCATTGCTGCCGTCTCGCCTTTAGTCCTGACAAGTGCCCTGAGTTCCGCATCGTGCTTCACTAGCATTTGTTGAGCGTCTTCTTTGAAGCCGTCGAGGTCCGGGTGACGCTCGTAGAATTTGTTCCAGAGTTTCTCCTCTTGAGTCACTTGACTGATTTCTCCGGTGACTTCCCTCTTTACTTCGTCGCGAATCTTCTCTGCGAATTCGCCGAGAGCTTTCTTCGGGTCCGCGTAGAATTTAGTCTCCCACTCTGGATCGTCGAGTGGCCCCTGAGGCTGCTGCGGCTGCACTTGCTGTTGCCCCGGCGCAATTGCGTCAGTAATTCCTGCGCGGTAAGCCTCGGCGAGTAGGATTTCCTGTTCCTTCTTCGCTAACTCAGCCTGTGCGAATGCGAAAGCTTCAGCTTGTGTCTTGAATGTCTGGTCGCCGATTCGAATTTCAGTCGGCTCCACACTCTCACTGACTGGATTGTCCCCCTGCGGGAGTTCCGGCGCTGCGGGTGCTGCTGACACTACTTCTGTGATTTCCTGATTCTCGGGCATATTACTCTCCTTGCGCTAATTTGCGCTCTAGTTCGTTAATTAGGTCTGAATAGGTTACGTATTCTGCGATTGTGTTCGTGAAGTCTTTGACTCCGCTTCGGTACTCCCCCTTGAGTCGCTCGAGGATACTGTCCCGCCTCATCTTTAGTATTGGGATGAGTGAGGGTGCCGCGACCCTGAGGATTACGTCAGCATCTGATGAGACTGCGAAGGGGGAGTCCTTCATTACTTAAGTGCCTTCTTCTTCGCCTTACCTTTGCCCTTAGGCTTAGGTTTCGGCTTGGGCTTTGGCAGTGGTTTGCCGGCCATGAGTGCCTCCCTTACTTTACTTGGTTTGATTGCCACGTTAGCCTCCCCGTCCTGCGAGTGCTGGACTCCCCGGAAAGTTAGGCTGTTGGAATATGTCTGCGAGTGAGCCGGCTCCCGCCTGAGGGACCTGACTCATTTGGTTCGGCGCTCCCGGAGCTCCTGCCTGTGCGAGTGGGTCACCTCCTCCGCCTTGCGAAAGTGCCTGAGTCGCCTGATCGACCTCGAGTTTCTTCTTATTCAGGTCGAGCGAGGTCATGATTTCGCCGAGGAGCTTTCCGAAGTCGTATCGTTTCGTGAATTCTTCGATTAGGACTTCTGAGCTTCCGATTGTCTGGAGGAGTGTGGTGAGCTTTCGGAAGTCTTGAGTCTTTCCTAGTGTTAGAGTGATTCCGTAGACTTCGAACCTTACTCCATTGACTGTGTTTACGAAGACATCCTGTGGGTCGATTTGACTTAGGAATTCTCCGCGCTCCTTGCCGAACAAGCTGATGAATACTTCGCGATCAATGAGGTCCCAGTTCTGTGCAATGGTCATCCAGCTTAGTTCGAGTTCCGGCTGAATTAGTTTTGCTTCGACATTCTTTGCGAGTCCCTGAAAGACACTCGTAATTGTGTTACTTGCTTCGACTACTTCAGTTGCTTTAACTGCTCGGAAGGGCATGACTCCCTGACGTAAGTCGTTCGTCAGTGCTGAGGCGTTGAATTCCTGACTGAGGACGTTCATTACGTTCATTGCTTGCGCTGGAATTTCCACTGCGATGAGTGGTTCGAGGACTTTGGCTCCTGCAGGAAGTGCGCTCGTGACTTGGAGTGTGTCGCCTGCGCGAATTCCGTCACTCACCTGCTTAGGATCTGCGAGGACGTCAGTTCGGAGTTGCTTAATTCCGTGGACCTGCATCATTGCTGCATCTAGGACTAAGTTGAATATTTCGATGAGTGAGCGATTGTGCTTTGTCGCTGCGTCCATTAGGGCTGTGTGCCAGACTGAGTTCGCCACCTCGAGGAGGGGAGCTGCAATGATTGGCGCGCGCTGATGCCAGAGGGGATTCTGCGTCGGCTTCCGAATTATGTGCGTGTCATTTGCTATGGTCACTACGCAATTTTCGAAGAGGACCTCACCTGTCTTGTCGTCAACTATGTCACCCCAGAATTCTGTGAGTTTGACTCGTGGGCGCATGGAGCCGACTACGGTGTTCTGTCCCTGTTCGCGAGACTTCTTCATTTCTTGAAGGCTATCTCCCCCCGTCCAAGGTTGGAGGTTTTTCACGACTTCCTTGTCGAAGATAGCGTAAGGTTCTTCTGAAAGTTGCCGTACTGTTGTCAGGTCGAGGTAGCATTCTTCGATGCGGTAGCGTCCCTTTTCTGCTGTCGGATCTGGGAAGTAATTCTCCTGCCGAATGATGTCGAGTGCGAGTTGCCAGGTCTTGTCTTCGACTGCTTCGACGTACTTTTTGAAGGACTTTCCGCGTCCCTCACTTCGCACCTTATACTTTGGCTTTGATTCCATGCAGCCGTGGACTTTAGTCACTGCGAGTGATCCGAGGAGTGCGGACTGTACTGAGTTCCCGACGTGACTGAAGTAGTTCGCCTTCTGGAGCATGTGGTTCGTCAGCTTCTGGATTTCTTCGGGCCGGATGAGCATTAACTCACCTGAGCTTCCGTCTGCGGGGACGGCGCGCCACCATTCGCCGAGGTCACAGAGGGCCTGCTGGAAGAAGGACTTAATTTGCTCGACTGCCATTTTCTGCTTACTCAGTATCTCAGTACTTTGTCCGTCCTTCTTGTGACTGAAGTCATGACGGAGGTGGTACATGTCATAATTGTCCCGATTGAGTGCCATGCGAGAGGTCTTTGATTGGTATGCCTCCTCACGACACGAGTTAACGTAGCGTTTGACGTATGAATCTGTGAGCTTGTTTGCCATTTAGGACTCCTGTTCCTTAAGTACGGTTAAGTTTATCCAAGTGTTGAAAGTTGTGAAGAATAAAGTTGGGAGGAAATTGAGTAGCATTTCAGAATTATAACCTGCCATGAAGTAGGTTGTTATTAGAATGAAGTGATTCCAGTAGTAGACGAAATTGCGAAATTGACTGAAACGAGTGACATTTTTGACGGCTCCGCTTGCTTGCCATGGGATTAGGTTTCCCCGGAGCTTATCGACTAAGGCGAAGAGGTATGCGTGATAGGCGACAGAGCGTGCGCGAAATACATAAAGGCCGAACTTATGTGTGCTCCAGTAAGGCTGAACGATTAGTCCGATGAGGAATGATGGCAGTGAGAAGAGACAGTTGTATGGGAGGACTAATTCGGGAAGTGCTATCATTAGAGTGAGTGCGGGGAGTCCTGCTGCGACTGTTCCGACTCCTGAGGCCACGTAGAAGAGGAAGCCTGAGAAATAACAGGCTTTCTGTGAGGTAGTGAGTGAGCTTCGCCAGAACTCCTTGTTCAGTAGTAGTGTAAGCGATCCCATTGCCCAGCGATACTGCTGAAGGAAGAAGGATTTGACTGTGTCAGGGCAGACTCCCTTTGCCATGTTGAGGGGGACGTACTTTACTTGCCATCCTGATGCGAGGCACATGAAACCTGTGTGGACGTCCTCTGAATATGCAATTGGTGCTGTTCCGCCGAAGGGTTCGAGTGCCTTTCGTCGGTAAATTGCGTTACTGCCGACGCAAATTGCGGCTCCCCAGGTGTCCCGGCTCACTTGCACCACCCGATAGAATAACTCCTGAATGTATGCGGCACCTTTCTCGACCCAAGTCTGGTCCGGGTGGATGGTGAAGTACTGTGGCGACTGTACGATTGCTGTCTTGTCAGTGAAGTAGGGCATGAGTGTCGTGAGGAATTCCGGATGTGGGCAGAAGTCAGCGTCGAAGATTGTGATGAATTCGCCTTGAGTTCGTTCGAAGGCGTAACGAAGGTTACCGGCCTTCTTAAGTTCGCCCCTGTTCGGACGTCTGATGTAGAAGAATGCGAAAGCTTCTGCGAGTTCCTTTACTTCCTGACTTCCGCCGTCATCTAGGACGTAGATTTGGAGCTTTCCGGGCCAGCGCAGTCTCCTCACATGTTCGTAAGTGTTCTTGAGTATTTCGAGGGGCTCTCCGCAGCACGGAAGGTAGATGTCTACTGTGGGGAAGCCTCCGAGACAGGTTGTCCCCTGACGGAAGCGTCCGCCACGAAGGATCACTAAGTAAGAGAGTCCTAAGTAAAGGGTGAAGAGGAGTGCGAATGGGGCGAAGAGAAGGAAAGGCACCCGCGCCGTAGTGAAGAGCCACATTCCCGTCAGTAAACAGAGTGCACTGAAGGTACTTGGAAAGTATAATAGGGCCTTCTGCGGATTCAGGTAGGAGAGGGCTTCTTCGTGCGTAGGTGCCTTAGGTTTTACCATAGTGGAATGCTGAGCTTTCCGAAGACTTCAGTGTCGATTTTGTCGAACTTGAAGGATCCCATGTTCTCAGAGTAGCCGAAGCGAAGTCCGGGACTCAGTTTCACTCCCAGTACTTTGATGTCTAACTGGTGCTTCGTTACGTACCAGTTTGAGTACTCGGAACCGTTCGCTTTGTCTCCGAGGCCGGACCAGCTTGTGTAGCTGAAGGGTCCCCAGAGTTTCGCATGCGTACTGAGTCCTGCGACTAGGTACACTTGTTCTGTCTTCAGGTTGTAACGGGGCTCGAGCATGAGGTTACCTGATGCCCATGCTGCGTTCGTCGCGAATGCGACTGCTAGTAGTAGTGATTTCATTTAGTTGCTCCTTTTGTGAATCCGTATTGCGGACTCGGTATTTTGGTTAGTGTTGTTGTTAGTTTTCCGCGCGCTCCCCCTGCGACATACTGAAGGGCATCGTGGGGGTGACTGTAGTGATCTTTGACTGGCCTGAGTTTGGTACTCTGACGCTCAAGTTCCGAGTCATTGAAGCGATAGCCTCCTGCGAAGCCGTCAATTATTGTCGGACAGTTCTGCTGATCGATGAGGAGACAGGACTGCCCTGCCGTCTGCTTGCAGAGGAAATATTCGACGGCTTGCTTCCTTGATTCGAAATCGATGGGGCCGGGCTGAAGGTTCTTGAAGCCTGCCTCACGAAGGGCCTGCGAACAAGTCCTCTCGTCAACCTGACTCCTCTGGAATCCTGCGGGATCTATGAAACTTAGGATGTCTTCGGGTCTGTATGTCCAACTTGTGTAGTGCTGAGTGAGGTCCTGCCACACTTCCGCACCGAATCGTGTGATCCCGATATTCTGTCCTATATATTCTTTGATTATGTGGAGGCGACCTTCGTGGAGTTGTGTGAGGACGCAAGCTGGAGTGAGTCCGAAGTCCCAACCTAAGAGCAAGGGGAGTCCGAGTTCCGGCTTCAGGGGCTCCCGACTCACGTGCATTTGCTTAGTGAAGTCTGCGTAGACTGGGAGACCTTCGTAAGTGTGCCAACTCTTTTCGTACTCCATTGCGAAGTCGCGCGCCGGCATACTTTGTCTGATGGCTTCGCGCCACTCCGTACTTCGCTTATTTTCATTCGCTGTGTAGTGGCAGTCGAACACTAGGAATTTGTTTCGCGGGTTCTGCCAGATTTCGATTCCTTGCATGGGTTGCTTTGGAGTGACTGGCGGAACTTCCGGAAAGTTGAAGTCGAGCGCATCCAACTGATCGAAGACTATTTTTTTGAAGAAGCCGGGATTCCTGGAACTAATGAGGGTCATTCGCCCTCCGCCGTCAATAGTCGGCTTACTGGAGGCGTAGAACTTATGCGCATCTTCCCAGAAGGCACACTCGTCCCCCAGTAATCCTGAGAGGGTGAACTGGCGGAGCTGATTCGCTCCCATCGGGAAACCTTGGATCTTTGAATTCATTTCTTCGAATTCGAGGACTGGGGGCTGCCGGCTCATCCTGCCGTTCTTAAGCTTGGGGAGGAGTGCTTTCGGAATTCGCCACTCCGGAATGTGCTCGTAGATGAAAGCGGCGCGCTCGACTAAGTCCGAGGCATCATCTTCCTTCTTACTTACGAAACCGTTGAAGCGTCCTGGATTGAGTATTGTGTCTTGAGTGTAAAGGCCAATGCAGGTCCAGGACATACTCATCCGGCGTGATTTCGGAACTGCGATACATTTGTACTTTGCCCAGATGCGCACGAAGAATTCGAGGTACTTCCAGTTCGATGGGAAGGGCTTGATTGGGTGATTGGGGTCGACTTGATCTAATGTGTAAACGCAGTCAGTGAGGAATTGCCATGGGTCCGTTGCGTAAGTGAAACGGGCGCGGAGCTGATGCCTCGATTTCTCAGGGTCTGACAGACTGTCGAAGGCGAACTTCTCGCGCTCGTGTCTTTCTAGGAGGAGGTCGAGTTCGGACAACTGTAACTTTTCCTTCTTTGTCAAATGGTGTTGGTTACAGTGTAAATTTTACATTTTGAGGGTGGAGTGTCATGCTGCCCGGCGTTAGTCACTCATGGAATGTCAGTCAGCTAAAGATTTTCGGCTACCCAAGCTTCGACATCACTCCGCACTGGAGCTTCCTCGGTCACCTGCCCCGAGGCAAGTGCCGGAGTCACATCCTTAGTCAGTGTCTGGTCCGAAGCTTTCATCTGATTCAACATCTCAATGAAGGAGCCGAGTGTGCTCGACTGAATGTCGATGTCCTGCTTCGGGCGTCCGGTCAGCTTCTCAAGGACCCAGACTGCGGTCTCTTTCTTAAGGCTCATTTTTACGTTGGGATCCTCTGTCGTGAGGATTTCCTCGAGTATGTTTGCGGCCTGTGGACCCATCTCCTTGAGTCGCTCACCGACAGTTCGTTCGAAGGCAAGTTCCTGGAGTCTCGTAATCTCTGCCTGGACTTGAGTGTTTGAACGGAGGACGGAGACTCGACTCTCCGTGAAACCAAGTGTCTCCGCTATGTAGGAGTTCGTCTTACCGAGGAAGAATAAGCGACAGAGTTCCTTGTGGCGGGGAGAGAGGGCGCGACCTGGCTTCAGTGTCCAGTCACCCCAAGTGTCTACGTCACTGGGTTTCTGCCAGGACTCCGGATGTTCCGCACGGAGGTAGTCGAATTCCCGTTCTCCGGACTCACCTGGCGCACCTGACACTCCTGACTCTGGGGAATCTGGTGAGTCAGACATACCGCGTCAATCCGAACACTTCGTAAATAATATATAGAGGGAAGGGCATCACGGACTCAAGTCTGCCCTGTAATATTTACAATGGCAAGACTGGCTCACTGACCTCCCGCGTCAATCACTCATGCACTCAGAAATTATTCCTGTGACTGCGCGCCGGGAGAGAATGCGGACACCGAGGGAAATGAGGGCCGAGGGGGTCCGCCGCACGAAAACGCCCAACACCAACAAAAGAAGAGAGTCAAGACGCCTCGCACGAAATAACTCACTGAATTAGTTACAGTTAACGCACCGCTCAGGTCCATTTTGCTGCGGTGCTCACTCATGCTTCACTGCGTCATACCACATTCCTTTCAGATATTCCCGACGAGCCACACAGGCACAGGCTCACTGAAATCACCCAGGCCACCCGTGGGTAGGGGGTCCGTCACTTGACGCGGCGGAGGCGCGGCCACAGGAAGCCACAGGCGCTCCCGGCATGGCCTTGCGGCCACCATGTGCGACGCAAACGGCCCGACCGCGGAGCTCCGAACGCAACGAAGTCTCACACTTCACCGCTTCACCAGAACAGACACTTTTTTTTTTGGGAGATTCTGTCCCCCGGAGGGTATAAAATATATTTTTTTTTTTTTTTAGATAAGAATACGGGGGGGTCAAACTATCCCAAAAAAATTTGGGTGTTTTGTGTTATTGTGGTGTCTTGAGAGATGGGTCCTTGACTCGGTTATTTGGTCCAGTTATGGTGCTCTTACTTGACTTCGTTTCCTTAACTTATGCTCTTCGGAGGTTTTGTGCTCGACTTACGTATCTTTAATACGCCGGGAGTTTCTCTTGCCGGTGTTAAGACGGTAGAGGCTCTTAAGGGGGCCATACTTAAGTATATAGAAGTGAACAATGAGAACCTGCATATACCACGAATGAAGCTACTTACGCCGCGCTTTAATACGAAGGCTCGGACCTTAGGCACCTCAGTGAGCACCGTGGTGAATGAGTTGGCTGAGGAAGGTCGCTTGGTTCAGTATGGTTATAAGGGTGCGTTCTTCCTGTTCTCGGAGTCCTTCGTACGTAGTATCGAGACGGATGTCCTTGACGGAATCATTGAGGAGAAGATTCCGGAGGCTTCAAGGGAGGGAGTCCTTCGTATGCGCGTTGAGGGTGCCCTTGAGAATTTTTGCCGGGGTGCCATGGCTAAGCAGCGAATGAAGTGACGTTTCTCGGCACCTCGTCTAAAAGTTCGACACTCCCTCATTTCGTAGTAATTCCGCACACTTACTGACTCCAGTCTCACCCTGAGCCACCAACTGACCAAAAGTTCGACACTTCCGGACTCCCTAACCTATTGAAATTACATGTGGCCGGTTCCTTGCATTCTAGTAGGGAGTAAGCAACTGAAGCGCCGAGTCCGGGCCTCGTTCGGATGGGAGTTAGGTTATGTCATTCAAACACTGTGTCGAAGTTAAAGTAAAAGTAGATCCCAAAGGTATTAACACACGTAAACACGAAGGACGCGCTCAAGTAATTCAATCGGTGCTCAAGGGCGAGTCTGCGAAAATTTCTTATAAAAGCAAGACTCTCCAGAAAATGTTTGAGTCTGTTGGTTGTGAGGTCCGAAGCGGAGTGACTGGTGGATGTTACGGCGCGCGGGACGGCTCGAGTGCGGAGGGTTTCACAGTGTGGATTGACGCTTCTCAACTACCAGAGCGCGAAATTGAGTCAATCGACGATGTATACAGC